CATCTCCTGGACGGCCCGGAGGCAGGCTGGGCTCATGGTCTTGACGTGCGGCTCGCCGGTCTTGTGCTGCGACCAGCGGACGGCTCCGGCCTCAAAGTCGAAGTCATCTTGCCGCATCTCCCACAGATCGCCCTGCCTCGCACCAGTTTCGTACCCCAGCAGCATCCAGCACCGGAGGAAAAGCCCGACTGTCACCCGCTTTCGCCGCACCTCTTCGGCGAGGGCGAACGTCCCCTTGACGGCCGTACAGCACTGTTCTATAGTCCACGCCCTAGTCGGACGCCGGGCGATTTTGATCTTGACGATTCCTCGCGGCGGACGATCAACTACTTCGGTTTCGTAGGCCCACTTCCAAATGCCCACGAGAATCGCTCGCTCGGTCGCTGCGGTAATCGAAGCCACTTCGGCCAGTCGCTTTTGCAGGTACAGGTTGATGGCCTCGACGGACAGCGTGCGGCAGGCGGAGCAGACAGCACGGACGTTTTTGGCATAGTCGGGACTGACGCATCGGGACCGCAGGTAGCGTTCCACCAAAACAGGGAGGTTCTTGGACATGGTTGCCTCGCTTGATTCGCGGGATGCTTTGGCGGATCGCGGCACCGTTGGTGACGGTGGTGCATCCGGCAAATCCGGAATCCCTCAAACGGAGCCCCTACAAGCAGCATGTACGGCCCGTGATTCCGGGCTGTCCACGAACCATGTAGGGGCCGTGATTCTGCGTGGAGAAGCGAACGCAGACTATCACGCCAACGAAACGCACAGGTCGTGCAGCCGAGTCAAAACGCTCCTTGACTCACCTGTCCTGTACGACCAGCGGTACATCGCCAAGACCCTGCCACCGTTCTCCAGCAGCGCCACCGATCACGGCACGCTGCTGCACTCGTGGCTGGAACTGGGAGACGACTTCCTTGAGTCGCTGGTCGTTCCTCCGCCTTCCACCCTAACCGCCACCGGGCTCGTAGGCAAAGAAGCGGAAAAGTGGGCCAAAAACGAGGCTCCGGCGGGTGCTCTCGTCGTGTCTCCGAAGGAGCGGGCCCAGATCATCGCGGAGGTTGGGGCGATCAAAAGCAACCCCGCTGCCGCTGAACTCCTGTCCACAGTCGTGGAGCATGAGTTGAGCGTGTACTGGGAGTCGGCGGACGGCCATCGGCTCAAGTGCCGCTTCGATGCCATGACCAGCGACGGCATCGCCATCGACCTCAAGACCACCCGCGAGGCAGACATCCTCGCGGACTTCTGGAAGTCGGTGATGTCGTTCCGCTACCACCTCCAAGATGCGTGGTATCGGTGCGGGATGGAGGCGATGGGGCTGGAGCCGCAGCCGCTCCGCTTCATCGTCATCTCCACCTCTCTTCCGCACGACTGTCAGGTCGTGACTCTGCCTGCGGCTGTGGTCGCAGAAGGCCGGCGGCTCATGGATGCCGCCCTGGCTGAACTCCGTCTTCGTGAAGACCTCGACTGGTGGTTGCCGGAAACGCACGGCGAGGTCGTTGAACTCCAATTTCCGGCTCATGTTCTGGGGAGAATCTGAAATGACTTCGGTAATCGCAGAATGGCCCGCCAGCAGTGGGCATCTCGACAAACTGTTTGAGGCCAAGAGCAAGGCGCTGGGTGCGATGAAGAACGCACCTCGCACCAGCAAGAGCCACTTCGGCAAATACGCCGACTTGGCGACCGTGCTGGACACGATCCGCAAGCCGCTTGCCGACAACGGCCTCGACGTGATTCAGTGTTTCGTGCCGTACGACGAGCAGCACGTCATGCTCGTCACGACGCTGGGGCACTCGTCCGGTCAGTTCATCCGTTCGTTCCTGCCCATCAAGTCCTCGCTCCAGCCGCAACAACTGGCGGCGACGGCGACGTACCTCAAGCGTGTGGAACTCGCGGCCATCGTCGGCTGTGCGGCGGAGGACGAGGACGACGGCGAGACGGCCCAGCGGGTTGCGGTCGCAGCCGCCATCACCGACGAGCCCAAGATCGAGAAGGCGCTGATCGCCAACATTCGGGCCGCGAAGGACGAGGTGGGTGTGCAGGGCGTTCTCGGCCGCGTCGAGCGTGGCGTCGAGGGCGGGCAGTTGTCGGCCGCTGCGGCGGAGCGTGTGCGTCTGGTGGCCGCTGACTGCGTGGCGAAGTTCGCCAAGCCGGCGGCCAAGAAGGAACAGCGGGAGCCGGTGGCGGCTTCTTGATCGGAACTGGCAGGGCAGGGCCACCTCCTCAGCGGCACGCCGGATGCCGTCCTCTCATCCGGCACTTCAAACCATGACTCAAGACATTCAACGCTACATCACGCTGGCTCAGGGCGTTTCGGCGCACGCTCAGGCGGGAACGCTGGCCCACGAGACGGCGGTGTCGTTTTGCAAGGTCATCCTGCCGGCGTTGCTGGTGGAGATCGAACTGGCCCAGCGGGTAGACGCCCGGCTCTCGCAGATGTTCCCGGCCCCTGCCGCCCCGCAGCCGGAGTGTGCTGCCACCGTGTGCAGCAGCCGGCGGGCACCCCCTGCTGGCGATACGGCTGGGAAGGCCAAGAAGAAGCGGGCCAAGCGGGCCACCAAGAAGTCCAAGAAGAAGGAGGGCAAGGATGTCCACGCTGCTTCGTGACTACCAGCGGTCTGCCGTTGCCGCCGTGTGCCGTGCCGCCAAGAGCGGGCAGAAGCGGATCGTCGTGTGCCAGCCGGTCGGCTCCGGAAAGACGGAGGTGATCGCGGAACTGTGCCGCATCGCCCGCTACCCGCTGCTGATGGTGCCGCTCATCGACCTCATGCGTCAGGGCCGCGACCGTTTGGAACTGCGGCTGGACGAGCGATGCGACATCGAGCAGGGCGGGAACTTCGCGGAAAGCATCGAGGGGCTTCGCCGGCGAGTGATCGTCGGGTCGCGTGACAGCCTGCTCTCCAGCGGCCGGTACAAGGCGACGGCCTACGAGCGGGTGTCGCTGGTGCTGGTAGACGAGTGCCACGTCGGCATGACGCCCCGCATGGAAGAGATGCTTCGGTGGTTTGAGCAGCGGGGGGCGACCATCGTCGGCTTCTCGGCCACGCCCTACAAGGGCAAGGGCAAGGCGCTGCGGTACTGGCCTCGCCCGCAGGTTGTCTATTCGCTGATGGACGCCATCAACGACGGCTACCTCGTCGGCCCGCAGTGCTTTCTCAGCGAGGCCAAGTCCTTCGACCTGACGCTCGTGGACGACGAGGCTGGCGGCTGGAACAAGTCGCAACTGGCGGCCGTCCTGACTGCCGAACACTTCGCCCAAGAGGTCACGAGCCTCGTGCTTTCGACCTACCGCAACCAGCCGTCCGTTGTCTACGCCTGCAACCGCAAGCAGGCGGAACTGTTCTGCGAGGTGTTCGCCCGCTACGGCGCCCGTGCCAGTCTCGTCCACTGCCGCCAGAACCCGGAGGTGCGGAAGGCAAACATGGACGCCTTCCTGGCCGGCGACACCAAGATCATCGTGAACGTCGGGATCTTAGGGTACGGGTGGGACTTTCCGGCCCTCCGCAACGTGTATATGGCGGCGCCGACGCGCTCGCTTTCCCGCTACGAGCAACGTCTGGGGAGAGGAACCCGCCCGCTGCCCGGCATCATCCATCCGGAGATGAGCCGAGACGAGCGGCTGGCGGCGATTGCGGCCAGCGAGAAGCCGCACTTCAACATCTACGACATCACGGACAGCAGCCGGAGCCACCAACTGCTCAACGCCCTGCAAGTGCTGGATGCCAAGAGCCGGGTGCAGACGAAGCGCCGCGAGCGGCTGGCCGCATCGCTGTCGATGGAGGGCACCAGTGCCGTCGAGGCGATCCGGCAGGCCGATGCCGTCGATCTTGCGGAACTGGAGGCCCAAGCGCAGGAGATCATCGAGAAGCGGAAGCGTCTCATCGTCGGCGTGAACTTCGACCATTCCACCCGCGACCTGTTCTCCGAGCCGGAGGGCAAGAAGAAGCGTGGCTGGCGAATGATGTACGGCAAGTACAAGGGCGTGCCTCTCGACTCCATCCCGGAGGGCTACCTCTCGTGGGTGCTGGACTCGCAGAAGAAGCAGACGCCGTTCAAGTCTGCGGTTCAGAGGGAACTGAGCCGCCGCAAGGAGAGCCCTGCGTCCCGGTAGGAGGCCGCGTGAGTGAAGGATCACCAGATGAGCGTTTCATATCTGAAATCGGCGTGGCAATGGCTGTGGAGCGGCTGCTTCGGGCAGGCTTCCACGTTGCCGTTCCCATCGTGGACGACGGCTACGACCTGCTGGCCTTCGATGTGCGTCGGTATTGGCGCATCCAGGTCAAGGCGTCCTCGTCTCGTGGCCCGAACCGGTCGCGGATTCGCATCCAACGCGGGAGCGACAAGCAGCATGTGTATGACCCGCGTCACGTCGATGCGTTCGTTCTTGTCAACACGCGGACGAACGTCGTCATGTGCGTTCCCGTGTCGGAAACAAACGGCAGGCGGTGGGTCTCCTGGCGGGCTGCGGACAAGTGGTCAGACATGGGCGTCCTCCGGAGCATCCCCCGCATGAGGTGAGCCGCATCGACAATCTGAACGGCTGCGTGGGTTGGGAGAACCTCTGGCACGCAGACGCATGACCCACGACCAGAAGGGATCGTGACGAAAGTGGGTAGGCCAGCCGCAAGCGACAGGGCCAAGTCACGCGGACAGCAGGATGTCCGATAAGCAGGTCGCATGCCTCCGCCCCTGCGGCAAGGAGGACACCCCTACGTCCTAACTGACAGTGGGCAGGTGGCGGCTAACCCTAGCCTTCGGGCTGGGGATTAGTCGCCGTCCACCCGCAGCGAGCCTTCAAACAGTGAGCAGGTTTCTTTCACAGATCGCTTTTTCACCAAAGGAGTGATGGGTATGGCTGGATTCATGGCGCAGGCGTTGGGCGTTCTTCTCAAAGAAAACAAGGGGTTGGTGGATGCCGCCAAAAGACTGGGCGGGCTGGCCGCTTGTCGTCAGGAGAAGTTTGAGCACAGCGTGGACTTGAACACGAAAGAGGAGTCGCATCGGTACGTCATCGCGTTCGCCACTGAGGAGGACGCAGAGAACTTTGCCCATGCCGTGTGGGACATCGTGGATTTGACAGCGGAGAGGGGCGATGAGTGATGGACGCAAAGAACTGTCGTCGTTCGCCGCCGAGTACGGCTTCTGTGCGGTGTGCTGGGGCCGAGAGTCCCTGCACATCCACCACTTGCAGCAGGGGGCCGGTCGCTCCCACGACCGCAGGAACCTCCTGCGGCTCTGCATGTGGTGCCACGAAGGGCTGCACTTTGGCGGCAAGCACGACCTCAAGAAAGGCATGCTGCTCACCGCCAAGCGAGAGGTTGACGACGCCAACTACGACCCGTCGTGTCTGGCTTCGCTCCGTCTCAAGAGGCATCTCGGATACGGCCCGGAGCGGTATCCGGTGCGTGTGTTTGTGTTTCGCAGGAAGAACGGAATCCCGAAGGAGTTGAAGGACATGGCGATCAACAGCCGGCAGAAGGGCAAGCGTGGAGAACTGGAGGCAGCGGCCGAGTGGAACCGTCTGGTGCCGCAGGCCCACTCGCGTCGGTCGCAGCAGCACAGCGGAACCGAGTCCGCCAGCGACCTCATCTCTCCTGGCACGCCGCACTTGTGGATGGAGGTGAAGCGGGTTGAGCGTGGGCTCAACCTGCACGCCGTCATGGAGAAGTCCCGTGAGCAGTGCGGCGAACTCTGCCCGGTGGTGCTGCACCGGCAGAACGAGAAGGAGTGGCTTGTGACGTTCCCGCTGGAGCAGATCAAGCGGTTCGTGCAGCAGGTGCAAGGAGCAATGTGATGAACGCACGGGTCATCGACTGGGACGGAGACGACGGCGAGGAGGAGGAAGTCCACAGTCCGATCCCGGACAAGGACGGCTGGGTCAATCTCAAGGAGGGCAAGGGCGATGCGGGTAACGCTGGAGTGGTTCGAAGTCAGCCGAGCGGCGCTGGTGGGCGTAAGCCGAAACGTCGAGGCTCTGCGAAAGGGTCTGCAAAACGCCCGTCCCACAAACGAAAACGACTGGCACGTTCACATTCTCGGCGCTCTCGGTGAGTGTGCGTTTGCCAAAGCAACCAACCGGTACTGGAACGGCAGTGTCAACACCTTCAAGTCAGGCGGCGACGTGGGCGACAGCATCCAGGTGCGCACGCGATCCAAGCACTTCTACGAACTCATCGTGCGGGACGGCGACAGAGACACGGACGTGTTCGTCCTCGTCACTGGCGGCCCTCACGAGTTCACCATTCGTGGCTGGATGCCTGCGTCGGAGGCGAAGCAGCCGAAGTTCAAGGCCAACTACGGCGGATACGGCGATGCGTATTTCGTCCCGCAGTCGGCGCTGCGTGCGATTGACCCGCTTGTGTGCAAGGAGTGCTAGAGCATGAACACCACCACGATGCAGACCTACACCGGAAAACTGATCGACCTTGCGAACTTCCGCGAGGAGGACGTTCGACTGCCTGACATCTCGCACGCCCTGTCCATCATCAACCGCTTCACCGGGCACAGCAAAGTGCCGTACTCGGTGGCCCAGCACAGCGTCATGGTGAGCCGGCTGACGCAGCCAGAGAACGCACTGTGGGGGCTGCTGCACGATGCCAGCGAGGCGTACCTGGGAGACGTAGCCACGCCCCTCAAGAACTGCCTGCCCGGCTACCGGGAACTGGAGGAGCATGTCCAGCGGACGATTGCCCGCGTGTTCTACCTGCCCTGGCCTATGCCGTCGGACGTGAAGACGGCGGACCTGCGGGCGCTGATGGGCGAGAAGCGGGACATCGTTCCCGGCACTGCCGACTGGGGGATCGACGTGGAGCCAGCGTGCGGGCCCATCAACCCGTACTGCTGGACGCAAGCCAAGACGTTGTTTGAGGACCGCTACAAGGAGTTGGTGCCATGACGAAGGTGACGCATGATCGGACGGTGAATTACGCCAGTGGGGCCGTGAGGTCGAGCGATGCGGAGGCGACGAGGTACGACCTCATCTCCCCCATCGGGCTCGCTGCGGTGGCGGCGGCGTGCGCTGAGGGGGCTGAAAAATACGGGGACTACAACTGGGAGAAGGGCATGCCGGCCAACGACATGCTGAACCATGCCCTGCGTCACATCTACATGTTCCTCTCCGGCAACCGGGACGAGGATCACTTGGGCCACGCCGCCTGGAATCTGATGGCGGCAATCCACTCGCTCGAGGTCTGGCCGCACCTCAACGAAGGGACTCTCCGGAGCGGCTACTGCGAGGCACCGACAAAGTAATGATTGCCGTCGCCGTAATGGACTACGACGACGAGAACATCGTTGAAGAGTGCGAGACTGGATGGAAACGGTTTTGCGCTGAGGTTCTCGTTCGGACCCAATACCACGTTCGTGAACTGTGCCTCCGCCATCGGCGGCTGGGGTACAGCCAGATGATCCCCTCCACCCGTAAGGAGTGGGAGATTCTGCGACGGCAGGTGGCCGCCTACCGGTGGGCATTTGAGGGCACGGGCGGCCTGTTCACATTCGACCAGACGTGCCTGGATTTGGGCCTCGACCCGGAGATTGTGCGGCGAAAACTGCTGTCTCTGTGCCGGCCTGAGCGGGACATAAATCTTTTGGTGAAGTGGGTCGCCCGCCAAAAGGAGAAGCCGTATGCCGACCGTAGCCCAGAAGGTAAGGATGCTCGTGGATTGGGCACCGGCCTTGTCGCTGCTGTCCGAGATTTCCGCAGCCGACACGGCCAAAGAGCGGGCAGAAGGGGCGCTCAAACTCATGCGGTTTGTCGCTACCAAGACGGCCACGCCCATCGACGACGACCTCTGTGAGCGGGTGGAGGCGTGCCTCCTGAGCCCGCAGGGGGAGGAGTTGTTCCGGTACATCGTGGCCCTGGTCACGGCTGTGTCGCAGGCGGAGGTGGACTGATGGGTCTGTATCTGATCGCCGCTGCCGCGTTTGCGGTGGCTGCGGGAGCGTCCGCCCTGCCGTACCTGACTGCGGCCCGGTCGCCGGGAGTCTCGCCGGTTGACCGGGCCGGGTGGGTGAATCGCCTGTTCGTCCTTGCGGAGCAGGCGGAGGAGGCTGGGGAGGTGGCAGTGGCGTCGGCGGCACGGTCGCTGATCGCGGCCCTGGTGGCAGAGAAGGAACTCCCGAAGAAGGCCCGGTAGTCATGGCACGAACGGTAGCAATCTGGGCTGGCCTGCTGATCGGCATTGGTGCCATGACGGCGACCGTCTTGCCGGTGGCTTCGGTGGTGAAGCCGGTCGTGCCCGAGCCGTCTGGTGTCCTGGCTGGCGTGAGCCGTGCGGACGCGGAGATACTGCGGCAGTTCCACGCCGCCGTCGCGGACATTGTGGTGCGGGACGACTTCGCCAAAGACCCGGTGTTCAAGACGGTGTTCGACCTCCGGAACCGGTACAAGTGCGCCCTGTCGATGGCGTTTGAGAACACTGGCATGGTCGGCCGGTACGCCGGGTTGGGCTCGCGGCTCGATGAGTACCTGCTCGCGGCCGTCGGGGACAAAGACCTTCCGCTGACTCCCGAACTCCGGCAGTCCGCAGCCCGAGCGTTCACGGCCATCAAGTAGGTGGGGCATGACTGACTTCTATGCCTCGCCGGAGGACATCGTTCGGGCGTACAACGACGGGCTCGTGGGCTCGTACTGCGACCCGGATGCGACCGCCAGTCTGCTGCGGTCCCTTCCCATGCCGCTGTTTGGCAGCACGCTCTCTGGCAGCGGGGCCGGCAAACTGTCGCTCGCCTACAAGGCGGTCGTCCACTGGGAGACGGCGACAGGCCGCAAGCCCTACGACGAGACGCAGACGACGGGCGATTGTGTCAGCCATGCCGTGCGGGGTGCGGCGGACGTGGCCCGAGCCAACGACCCAGACCTGCACTCGACGGAGGACTGGGTAGACCGCACGGCGACGGAGCCGTTGTACGGGGCACGCGGCCATGGCGGGCAGGGGGCGACCTGCTCTCGCATCGTGGAGTGGGCGCACAAGACCGGCGGCTTGATGCTCCGCAAGAAGTACGAGTCGCTCGGGCTCGACCTCACGGAATACGACGCACCGGTCGGCATGCGGTGGGGTTCGCGTGGCGTTCCGTCAGAGGTGACGAGCGAGGCGAAGAAGCACCAGATCGGGACGATCAGTCTCGTGACGACATGGCAGCAGGCGAGGGACGCCATCGCCAACGGATACGGTCTGGTGTGCTGCTCAAACGTCGGGTTCGCCGGGATGCGGCGGGACAGCGACGGCATGATCCGCCCGTCTGGGACGTGGAACCACGCGATGCAATGGCACGCGGCGGACGACACTCGTCCGGGAGACTGCCGGTTCGGTGTACAGAACTCGTGGGGATGGAACGCTCACACCGGCCCGAAGGTGCATGACCAGCCGGAGGGGTCGTTCTGGATCGACCAGAGGACGGCCCAACGCATGATCGACCAGGGCGGAACCTATGCAGTATCGAACGTGGTTGGCTTTCCTAAGCGGACGCTCAAGGACTGGGGCGCACGGGAGATTCTCGGATGAAGATTTCCATCGCTACTGTCGCCGTATGGCTCGCGTTTGCCCCTGCCGCCCCCGCACCGCAGCCCAGTCCGCCGCAGGTGAAGTGCTGCGGCAAGTGCGGCGGGACGGGGATGGTGCCGACGGGCGACGGGATCACGCGGGTGTGGTGCCAGTGCCCGGCGACCTGTCCGTGCGCCAAGAACAGGCCCAAGCCACAGCAGTGCGTCAACGGAAAGTGCGTGAAGTAGCCATGCAGGCCGACGAACTGTGCGATTACGTCCGCCGCCGCCTGCCTGTCCGGACTCGTCTGGTGGGGAAGGAGCGGCTCAACGACTTGGTGCTGATCGCGGTGACGGAGTGGCCGATTGAGCCGCTGATGGCGGCGGGCAGGGGGTCGGGCGAGGAGGAGAAGATTCTGGACGCGACCACCAAGCGGGTGACTGCCACCTACGAGGCGCTGCGGGGGAGCGAGGAGACCTACGGGTTCTTCTGGACGCTCATTCTGTCGGCCGCCATCTCGGCCATCGTCCAGCACATCCTGGAGTGGTGGCTATCAAGAACGGCGAATCGCGTGAAGATGGCAGGCTGGCAGTGTGCAGCGCGAGGTGAGGCATGAGCAGCGTGGAAGTGTACGAGACAGCCCTGCGGATGTGGGAGCGGTACGGGTTCGGCCTCATGCTGGCGACCTTCGTGCTGTGGTTCGTGCGTGTGGACATCGTGCTGCCGATGGTGGAGTCGCATCAAGCGTTTCTCCGGGAGATGTCCCTGACCCAGCGGGACATTGCGGAGGCCGTCCACGAACAGACGCGGCTGCTGTACGCCTTGCAGCCGAAGGTAGCGGCAGCGAACGGGGTGGACGAGGGAAGGAACTGACCCGATGCCGATGAATCACCGGTTATTGCGACCAAGGGCGAGCCGATCCGTCGCCGGGTTTGACCCTGCCGCAGCGGCCTACATCACTGCGGTGGAAGCGGCAGACGGTCAGGCACTGGAAACCGGCGTCCGCGATGCGATCAACACCTTCATCACCGGCTGCAAGTCGGACGGCATCTGGTCGGCCATCAAGGCGAGTTGCATCCTCATGGGGGCAAGGACGCTTGCTGGGGCGTTGACGCCGCTGGCTGGGGCGGCACCGACGAACAACAACTTTGTCAGTGGCGACTACAGCCGGAGGGCGGGGCTGAAGGGCAACGGTAGCAACAAGACGCTCAACTCCAACCGCGCCAACAACGCAGACGACAAAGACAACTGCCACGCCTACGCTTATGTTTCGGGAGCGCCAGGAAACTTAACCATAAACGGTGTTTTTGGCGCTGGTTGGTATGCGGGAAACGACCGATTCCTTGCATGGGTTGACCAAGCAAACAACCTCGTCTACACGTCAGCAAACAACGCCGCCCAAAATATAACGCAAGCCACGCGGTCAATAGGGGGCTGGGGCGTGGCTAGGAGCGGCGCTAGTAGTTGGGAATGGATGCACGGCACCACGCCCTATGCTCGCAGCGAAGCCAGCGTTACCCCAGCAAGCGGTAATGTGTTGTTTTTTACTGCAGGCAACGTTGGGGCTTCTGCGAAGCGCATGGCTTTCTACTCGCTGGGGGCTAATTTGTCGCTCGCCACGCTGCATGCGCGTGTGTCAACGTTTTACAACGCCATCGGAGTCGTCATCGTCCCGCAGGTGTCCAACGCCGATGCGCAGGATTGGCTCAACCGCGTCTATGACAACGGCGGCACCGTTTCGGCCACTACGGCGAGTGCGGTCAACACCTTCTGCAACGCCATCGACGCGGCTGGCATCCGCGACCGCTTCTACCGGCTGAACCTGTTCTGCGGTAATTCGGATGCGAGCCTGATCGCGGTGCGAACGCCGCTCTATCGCAGTCAAGTGCCGGGTGGCACGCAGTTTGGCAACACGCTGGATACGAACGTCAACTTTGCCATCACCGACTATGCGGAGACGGGAGCGAGCGGGGGACTCTTAGGCGACGGCACCAGCAAATACCTCTCTACTGGACTGACGCCAGCCGCGATGCCTGAGATTGCAACA